AAGCCCGCCAACAACGGTAACAAGCCCGCGAACAACAACGCGAACAAGCCCGCCAACAACGCGAACAAGCCCGCCAACAACGCGAACAAGCCCGCGAACAACCTGAACAACAGCGCGAAGAAGCTCCGCGACCTTGCGGTCAAGTTGGCGACTAACGCGATTGAGAAGGCTCGTCAGCAGATGCCCAACAACGCTTAAAAAATTGGCGTTCAAATGAGTAATGCAACTTGAGGACGTAAAGAGAGTTTTAGAAGGGTGGGATGGGACTAATATGGGGGACGCGTACGAAATAATCAAAGATTATGCAAACACCAATGAATTCACAGAAGAATTCGTAGAGAACTATTTGGGTAATGAACTCTACGAACGCCTCGAGACGATGACTAATTTTTTTAATAAATTTGAAGTTCTCAAACGAGAACTAAACCAAACCGTTTCTTCATGAATGATTTAACATCATTCACATCGGGAAAACTCCAGAGATACCAACGTGACCAAAAACCAGCCCCGTTGATACCACTCATTTTCCAATTTTCCTTGTCACTCCTATCAACACGTAGCATCATTTTTTGAATCTTCTCGGGATCTCTCTCCGCTATGATTCGTTTAGGTATCTGACCACCGTGTCTGAGCACGTACGACCGCATTCGTGATGGTGTTCTGTGTTTGGTGTAGTCTGAGTACCCTCTTGCTCCAAAATCAACAGTTTTACCATTTTCTAGTATTGCCATGAACTTCTTCTTTGGATCCGGGCTACGAACAACCCTGACGCGCATACTTACTATTCATAAATATATTTTACATTCCACAGGCACCGGTGGCGCAGTAACCCTCCTTCTTTTCTTCACCTGGGAGTAAGAAGAGCTTCTCGGGACCACGCTGGACACGGTAAAGGTGGTCGTACATGTGGAGGAGACCGATCGTCAGAGCGAGGGTTCCAACGACAGCCCCCTTAACCTTCCGCGCGCTGTACGCATAAAAGATAATCACCGCAGCGAGGATCATCTGTATGATAGTGAGTTGGGGGATGGCGGGCATGGAAAAACGTTCCTTGAGATCCTTAGTCTCTGCGGTGGGGGCGGGAGCATAACCCGAAGTTGGGGGGGTATAACCTGGCATTTATTATGTATGGAGAAAATAATGTGGAACCTGTTGTTTATTCCTGTAGTGATGGTTGTATACGATTACATGAAACCACCAATTGATAAATTATATTTCAGTAACTGGAAACGCCCGATGATTGGAATAAGAAACACATTCATAGATGTGTTACTACATTCGAGAGACCATTCCACCTGGAACTTCAAAGGGTTATGGTTAGTGAAAACACACTTCAAAAAAATACAAAAAGAATTTGAAGAGATTTCAAACAAAATCGATAAACACTATTATCATGATTTGGATCCATGGTTTGAAAGGAATGAAAATTATTACTATTACAAGGGTGAAGATTTCCCTTTACTGAAAAGTTTAACTGACAAGATACCCCGTGTTTATAAATGGACGTGTGCGTTCGCGGTCATGGAGGGTCCTATGACTATACCACCTCATAGGGCTGAAACCAATCACTTACTGAGATACCATATAACGATAATGGGTGACGGTGACTGTACCTTATATACAGAAAATGGACCACATGTACACCGCGAAGGTGAGGATTTCATATTTGATCACTCAAGATATCATGAAGTCGTGAAGACTGGAATCAATAAAAGAGTTGTTCTCATCCTCGATGTCAATAGATTTTAGAATCAAAAAAATAGAATTATACTGTATGAAGATTAGAACAATATTAATTATAGTGTTCATAATCCTGATACCATTCATATTGAATTTATGGAATGGATATCTTAAGCCAGCTCAGAGTGGGAAATTTGAACATGTTGATTGTTCTACAATTTCTAATAACTTGAATCCATATGTGAATGATATCATTAAACTCATACAAGAACATGGTAACAAAACAAGTGCTGGTCCGGTCGAGGGTTATAAACTTGTGAGAAGTACAGTGAAAGAAAAGTTACCACAAGTGTATAAGATCATAGAGGAGTATATTTCAAAAATAGATGCAGATGGATTGAAACCAGCCAATTGTGAAAGGGAGCAGTACTGTTGGTTTTTGCGACTGTATAATAAGAAAGGTCATTACATAGACTGGCATTTTGACAACAACTTCACGAATGGGTTACGAAAGACGTACGTGTGCAACGTGTATATCAGTGAATGTAATGCGTCTCACCTCATGACAAAGGATCGATACGAAAGAGTCAAGGTTAACAAGAGTCACACGGGGAAAGGTGTTGTGTACAATGGGAGTGAAGTAAAGCATTCAGTTTCCAGGCAGAATGATGGATGTGTTCGAATTTCTCTGATCATTCCTTTATACGAAGACGATTCTGTGTCTACATTGGGTTGGTTCAGGAGAGGTGCGCGAAATATATCCGATAAGATCTTCAATTTATAAATGTTTTCGGCACACCGCGACGTACATATCACTCCCACCGATAAGTTCTAGTTCTGTATTTTTAACGATCCTCTTTGTGAAAGGACCAGGGGTTTCGTGTCTACAATACTTACACAGCGCTGATAACTTTGTGACTTCCGACGCAATTGGGATACATTCAAGAAGTTCACCCCATTTCCTCTGAAACGCATCACCGTCAAGCCCCGCAACGATGACATCCTTCCCCATGTCCAGGCACATTTCCACGAATCTTTTTAAGTCTGGGTAGAACTGTGCCTCATCGACAGCGATAACCTCGGAGTATTCAAAATCTGGTTTCTCGAGGAGTTCATATAGATTGTGAACCTTGTAACAATTAAACTTGACATTATCATGTGTCCTGAGAACTTCATCAGGGGATCGCGTATCTTTGGATGAGTTGACAACTAAGATTCTCTTTTCTAGAACTCGGAGACGCTTAAGTCGACGGATAAGTTCGGAAGTTTTACCGGAAAACATATTCCCCATAATAATCGAAAGTCCCATCTCAACTAATTATTATAATATTGTATTTTTTATATGGGTGAACTTCATAAATGTATTTTCAATGGACACAGGGGGTACTACAATCCTAGGACAGGTCGTGTCAGGTTCGGAAAATGTATCTATTCCAATATCGCTGCGGCTGTAAAATATCTAAAGGATAGGTAAGATGCCTCTCAGCGATGCTCAAATTACTCGAAAAGTTGGGCAACTGCGTAAATCCGAGGGTAAGATCTACGCACCCCTCAAATATTTCAGGGGGTTGGAGACTCTCACAGGGGTTGAGACACGTTATAAGAAAATGCTCAAACGGGACTACACCAATTTCCGAACGGACAAGGGACAGGTTACAAAAACTTCCTCCTACACCCAAAAATTTAGGAAGATGTATCCGGGAGCTAAATCCCTCCCTGAAATTGCTAAGGCTACTAAGATTCCTCTGAGGACTGTGAAGACTGTGTTCAACAGGGGACTCGCTGCGTGGAGAACCGGGCATCGTCCGGGAGCCTCTCCACAAGCGTGGGGGTATGCTAGGGTCCATAGTTTCGCCACTAAGGGGAAAACCTACTACACGGCGGATAAGGATTTACGGTAGTTTATTTATTTCATAGAGAAGCGTTTGTTTTATTTTGTACATAGAATCAAGGTACTTACACTGCCCTTTATACCATATATACTCACTCATATGTGATTTTAACTTAGAATGCTTGGCTAAATACTTCAAAACCTCTTCGTATTTATTCATCCATTCCAATTCTATAAACTTTTTTGGGTCTATATTCTGAAGAGTTAAGTTTTTCTTAATTTCGTCTATATGTTTTTCCAACCATTTAGCTGGTTTATGCTTATTTATGATGGAATCGTATTGTGTTTTTAATGCGGTAGGAGCAAATGATTGGAAACTTGGGTCCAATAGTTTGATTTGTTTCCATGGAATCCTCTGTCCAGATTCAAGATGTTTGAATGTTTCTACGATGTTATATAAATTTTGTGTAATCTCAAGTGTCCATATATTTATTGTATTACCACGTGTGTAAATAGGATTTCCATTAATATCAAATATTGGAAAATTAGAGTTTTGTCCCGCTTTTCCAGGTTGAGGTTTGACGTTCTTCTTTCGTTCAATTTGAAGAGGTATAGTAGGTGTATGAAAAGTAATGCTTAGAAATATACGGTAATATGTACCCTTATGATTGGGATTTTTCGAATTAGTGCAACGCTTAATTGTAGGTTCTACAGTTGTAAAGAAGCCTAAACTCTGACACAATTCAACAATATTATTGGCGAGTGTTTCATTTTTCTGTACTATCTCGTAACTAGTCTTTGAAAATAAACATCCATCCGTATCAATTAGACCAGCTAAAAGTTTTAAACGGTTTTCTTTTGAATTTTTTAGATATACATTGGGAATATGCTTTGCATTAAAAACTTGTAATCTTCGTAGTCCATTTAAAAATGTGTTTGTGTGTTGCTTACCCCATCCACCTGTAGTTCTTATTGAAGACTTACCAATATACGTGATTGTTTGGTCACTTTCATCCTTTATGACTTTAGTTTTTCTTTCCTTTTTGTTAACACCTTTTACTTCAAGTCCC